GTTGATTCTGGCGATGATATTACAGCAGATAGATTAAAAAATGCAGCAGCTACAAAGAAATTAGCTATATTTGATGCTTTTGAAATATTAAATAGAATAGAAGCTGAGGAGAGTTTGTTAAATGAAACACCTGTAGAGGTAGTAGAACCAAAGTCTTTTAAAGGTTTTGCTGAAGGAAGATCTAAGTAATGTACGAGCAAACTCTATATAGAATTATAAAAGACCATATAAAACCTAAAGTTCTAGACAGAATGAATAGGTATAAAAAATGGGAGTATGGTTATAACGAAGAACACGATATTGTTGTTATAAGTAAGACTGGTGAAATTGGTGATGTTTATGAAATAGAAAATTTAAAAATAGCATTACCAAAAGAAACTAACATACATAAATTTAAAAGCGATAAATGGGAACACACTGAATATCCCAAAGAACTAGATAAAATAAAAACTGTTTTTGACTGGGAGGAATATCCCAAAGACTTTAAAGAGAGATGGTATGATTACATCGATAATGAATTTAATAAAAGAGAACAAGGATTTTGGTTCTATAATAAAGGTTTGGCTACTTACATCACTGGTACTCATTATATGTACTTGCAGTGGTCAAAAATCGACGTCGGTCAACCAGACTTCAGAGAATCAAACAGATTATTCTACATATTCTGGGAAGCTTGCAAAGCAGATATAAGATGCTACGGAATATGTTATCTTAAAAACAGACGTTCAGGATTCTCTTTCATGGCGTCTGGAGAAGCAGTTAATCTAGCTACAATATCAAGTGATGCTAGATTTGGAATATTATCTAAATCCGGACCAGATGCTAAAAAAATGTTTACAGATAAGGTAGTTCCAATATCAGTAAACTACCCTTTTTTCTTTAAACCAATACAAGACGGTATGGACCGTCCAAAAACAGAATTAGCTTATAGAGTTCCAGCGTCTAAATTTACAAGACGCAAACTTGACACTAATGAAAAATTACAAGATATAACTGGTTTAGATACAACTATAGATTGGAAAAACACAGGTGATAACTCTTATGATGGTGAAAAACTTAAATTATTAGTTCACGACGAAAGTGGTAAATGGGAGAGACCAACTAATATATTAAACAACTGGAGGGTTACTAAAACCTGTTTAAGACTTGGGTCAAGAGTTATAGGTAAATGCATGATGGGATCTACTTCCAACGCACTAGACAAAGGTGGTAGTAATTTTAAAAAATTATACAATGACTCAGATGTCACGCAGAGAAACGCCAATGGACAGACTCGCTCAGGATTATATAGTTTGTTCATACCTATGGAATGGAACTACGAGGGATACATTGATTCTTATGGATTTCCTGTATTCAATACTCCGAAAGAACCAATAAGAGATGTTTTTGGTAATTTAATAAAACAAGGTGTAATAGAATACTGGGAGAACGAAGTAGAGGGTTTGAAGAACGATCAAGATGGATTAAATGAATTCTATAGACAGTTTCCAAGAACTACCCAACATGCTTTTAGAGATGAATCAAAAGAATCTTTATTTAATTTAACTAAAATATATCAACAGATAGATTTTAATGAAGATCTTAAAAATTCAATATCAATCACTAGAGGTGGTTTTCAATGGCAAAATGCAGTACCAGATACTAAAGTAGAATTTGTACCAAATAAAAATGGTAGATTTTTAATCACATGGGTTCCTCCATTGAATATGCAAAATAAAGTAATTGTAAGAAATGGTTTAAAATATCCTGGAAATGAGCATTGTGGTGCTTTTGGATGTGACCCTTATGATATATCTGGAACAGTAGACGAAAGAGGATCTAATGGATCTTTACATGGTTTAACTAAATTCACTATGGAAGACGTACCTCCTAATCATTTCTTTTTAGAATATATAGCTAGACCGCAAACAGCTGAAATATTCTTTGAAGACGTTTTAATGGCTTGCGTATTTTATGGTATGCCAATATTAGCGGAAAATAATAAACCTAGATTATTGTATCATTTTAAAAGAAGAGGTTATAGAGCTTTTTCTATGAACAGACCTGATAAAAAACTTAACAAACTATCAGTAACAGAAAGAGAACTTGGTGGAATACCAAACTCAAGTGAAGATATAAAACAAGCTCACGCTGCCGCTATAGAGACTTATATAGAAAGTTTTATAGGATTAAGAGAAACAGGTTATGGTGATATGTACTTTCAAAGAACATTAAATGATTGGGCTAAATTTAATATAAATAATAGAACAAAACACGATGCTTCTATTAGTTCTGGTTTAGCTTTAATGGCTTGTAATAAAAATAGGTATTCACCATCGCAACCAATTAATAGAGAAACCTTAAGTTTAGGTATTAAAAAATACGATAACAAAGGTGTCATTTCAAAAATAATAAGTTAAATGAATATATACACTAACACTAACAGTGCTTTTCCAAGTCAAATCGTCAGCGATGTCGAAAAGGCTAGTTGGGAATATGGAAGTCAAGTAGCTCAAGCTATAGAGTATGAGTGGTTTGACCAAGGGCGAGCTGGTGGTAATAGATATTTAACTAATTGGAATAATTTTCACCAATTAAGATTATACGCTAGAGGAGAGCAACCTGTTCAAAAATATAAAGATGAATTATCTATAAATGGTGATTTGTCTTATTTAAATTTAGACTGGAAACCAGTACCAATACTATCAAAATTTGTTGACATTGTAGTTAATGGTATGTCACAAAAATTCTATGACATTAAAGCTTATTCTCAAGATCCAAATTCTGTAAAGAAAAGAACTGAGTACGCTAGCAAGTTACAAGAAGATATGATAGCTAAGGAATACCTAGATAGTTTAAAAGGTACTTTAGGTATAGATCTTTATCAATCTCCGGATCCAAGTTTGGTTCCTGAAGATTCTGAGCAATTAGAATTACACATGCAATTGAGTTATAAGCAATCTATAGAAATAGCCCAAGAAGAAACTATATCAACTGTACTTGCTCAAAATAAATACGATTTAGTTAGACGCAGACTTCACATGGACTTTACTACTATCGGTATTGGTGCTGCTAAAACTAATTTTAATACAGCTGAGGGTATAACTGTTGATTACGTAGATCCAGCTTATATGGTTTATTCATATACTGAAGATCCTAATTTTGATGACATTTATTATGTTGGTGAAGTTAAATCTATAACTATACCAGAATTAAAAAAAGAGTTTCCAAATATTTCTAATGAAGATTTAGAAAAAATACAAAAAACACCTGGTAATAGACAATATATAACTGGTTGGGGTAATTATGACGAAAATACTGTTCAAGTACTTTACTTTGAATACAAAACTTATCACAATCAAGTTTTTAAAATAAAACAAACAGAAACAGGTTTGTTAAAGGCTTTAGAAAAACCAGATACATTTAATCCACCTGAAAACGATAATTTTGAAAGAGTATCTAGATCTATTGAAGTTTTATATTCTGGAGCCAAAGTATTAGGTACTAATATGCTTTTAGACTGGAGGTTGTCAGAGAATATGTCAAGACCTTTTGCCGATACTACTAAAGTTAAAATGAACTACGTTATATGTGCACCTAGAATGTACAAAGGTAGAATAGAATCAATTGTAAGTAAGTGTATCGGATTTGCTGATATGATTCAATTAACTCATTTAAAACTACAACAAGTATTATCTAGAATGGTACCAGATGGTGTTTATTTAGATATGGATGGTTTAGCAGAAGTTGATCTTGGTAATGGAACTAACTACAATCCAGCCGAAGCTTTAAACATGTATTTCCAAACTGGTTCTATTGTTGGTAGATCTTTAACTCAAGATGGTGAATTAAATCACGGTAAAGTACCTATTCAAGAATTAAATAGTTCAAGTGGAGGAGCTAAGATACAAAGTTTGATACAAACTTATCAGTATTATTTACAAATGATACGCGACGTTACCGGGCTTAATGAAGCTAGAGACGGTAGTGCAATGGATAAAAACTCTTTAGTTGGTCTACAAAAAATGGCAGCTAACGCTTCTAATGTTGCTACAAGACACATTAATCAAGCTGCTCAATATATTACATTGAAAATAGCTGAAAATATTTCTCTTAGAATAGCAGATGCTTTATATTTTCCATTAACATCTGAGTCTCTTAGAAATTCTGTTTCAAGTTACAATGTTAAAGTTCTTGAAGAAATAATAAATCTTAATCTATATGATTTTGGTATATTCTTAGAATTAGAGCCAGATGAAGAAGAACAAGCTCAGTTAGAACAAAATATTCAAACCGCTATAGCTCAAGGAGGTATTGATTTAGAAGATGCTATAGATTTAAGACAAATTAAAAATCTTAAACTAGCTAATCAAATGCTTAAAGTTAAACGTAAGCAAAAAAATAGACAAGATCAAGAAAATCAAAGAGCTAATATTCAAGCACAAGCTTCTGCACAAGCTGAAACAGCTGAAAGAACTGCTATGGCTGAAGTACAAAAACAAGAGGCTATATCTGGTTCTAAGGTTCAATTTGAACAAGCTAAAACTCAAATGGATATACAAAAGATGGAACAAGCTTCTTTTATTAAGCGCCAAGAGATGGAATTGCAGTTTCAGTATGATATGCAACTTAAGCAATTAGAAGTTCAAAATATACAGCAAAAAGAAAACGCTATTGAAGATCGTAAAGACAAACGTAGCAAAATGGAAGCTACACAGCAAAGTGAATTAATAAGTCAAAGGCAAAACGATAGTTTACCTATAGACTTTGAAAACCAACCCGATATGGGTATAGAAGCCTTTATATAGGCAACAACAATTATTTAATTATATCATATTATGTCAGAACAAGTAAAACAAGAAGGCGATTTTAAATTAAAATCAAAGCCAAAGCAATTAGCAAAAAAAGACGAGCAAGTAACTAAAGTTAATATTAAAGAACCTTTAGTTCAGTTACCACCAGATGTTACAAAAGTTGTAATACCTAAAGAAGAATTAAAAATAGAAGATAATGCCGTTCAAGAACCAAGCTCAGAGAGCAGCGTGTTACGCTCAGAACAACCCGAAGTGGGATTGCAAGAAGTGGGACAGGGAAACCAAGGGAGCATTGAAGATGATAAAGAATTTAACCCAATCAAAGAAGTTTCACAAGAAGTAAATAGAGTAGAGGCAGAGGTTAAAGAAGCTTTAAGAGATGAAAAAATTTTAGGTAAACAATTACCTGAAAATATTGAAAAACTAGTTTCTTTCATGGAAGAAACAGGTGGAACTGTAGAAGATTATGTTAGATTAAATACTGATTATTCTAACTTAAACGAGGTTTCATTATTAAAAGAATATTACAAAAAAAATAAACCTTATTTAGAAAGCGACGATATAGATGTTCTTCTTGAAGATTTTATTATTGACGAAGATATAGATGAGGAAAAAGATATTCGCAAGAAAAAACTTGCGTTTAAAGAAGAGATTGCTAAAGCAAAAAACTTTTTAGAAGACACGAAGAGTAAATATTACGATGAAATCAAGTTGAGATCAAGCGTAAACCCGGAAACTCAAAAAGCTATGGACTTTTTCAATCGATATAATAAACAGCAGGAATTAGCCAATCAACAACATTCACAATTTAAAGAAAGCACTAAAAAACTTTTTACTCAAGATTTCGAAGGTTTCGATTTTAAAATAGGTGAAAAAAGTTATAAGTATAATATTCAAAATGGTGATAAAGTTGCTGAAAACCAATCAAACATTAACAACCTTATCGGGAAGTTCCTTGATGAAACAGGTAGTGTTAAAGATATGAAAGGTTACCACAAGGCTATGTATGCTGCTGAAAATGTAGATAAAATCGCATCTCATTTTTATGAACAAGGAAAAGCTGATGCTGTAAAAGAAGTTATAAATAGTTCAAAAAACCTAAGCGATACAAAAGCTAGGTCTCAACAAGGAGAGGTATTTATAAACGGATTGAAAGTTAAAGCTATTTCTGGTGCTGATTCATCAAAACTTAAAATAAAAAAATTTAACTAAAAAAAAACTAAATTATGGCTTTAAGTCCTCAACTTGGTAGCTTAGTTCCTTCGTCTGTTCAACAGACTTTGTCTAGTAACTACCTACAATTTAACAACGGTGCTAATGACTTTGCTCAGCAGTATCTTCCTGAAATTTACGAAGCTGAAGTAGAACGTTACGGAAATCGTACTTTATCTGGATTTTTAAGAATGGTCGGCGCTGAAATGCCGATGACATCAGATCAAGTTATTTGGTCAGAACAAAATAGATTGCATATCTCTTACGATGGCGTTACTCAGGGTAACGGTGGAGTTGGTGAATCTATTATTACCATACCTAACAACGCTCAAGTTTCTAATGTTATTTCTGTAAATGATACAGTTGTAGTTTTAGATCCAGCTAATGGTTTGGAAACTAAAGCTTTGGTAATCGCTAGTACACCAGGC